TTTTATTAAAAATAGAAAATTTTATGAGTGGCGGAGCAACGGGTGTAAATGTGGCTAAGTCAAATTTTTCACATAGACATACCTATATTTTACGTAGAAGATAAGACAAAGGAAAAACAATGGAAGAACAATCTAATCAAACGGCAGAAGAACAAGAACGTGAGCTTAAAAACTCTATCTTTGCTGCCAAACAAGCTGCTAATTCTGGGGAAGTACAGCCTCTGAGCACTACTGAATATGCAAAACAAGAGTTGGATCTTGACATTCCTGTACAAGTGGTTCCTTTGCCTTCTGCCGGGAAAATTTACCCTGCTGGGCATGCACTACATAATAAAGATAGAGTAGAGTTTAGAGCAATGACTGCTCGTGAAGAGGACATCTTAATGAGTAGGGCTTATATTAAAAAGGGCACCGTCATTACAGAACTTATCAAATCCTGCCTAACAAACAAAAATATAGATGTTAATAAAATGGTTTCTGGGGACAGAAATGCTTTGATGATTGCTATCCGAACGAGTGGGTATGGAAGCGAATACAAGCCGAATTTTACATGCCCAGTATGTGCCGTTCAGAGTAACCTTGATATTGAGTTAGAAACTCTCGGAATTAAAATTCTAGAATTAGAACCTGCCAGCCCATTTGAGAACCTTTTCTATTTTACACTTCCCGTGTCTAAGAAAAATATTGGATTTAGATTTTTGACTGGTGAAGAAGAAGAAAAAATTCTTAAGACGCTTGAAATTAAAAATAAAAAGGGGATACAAAATAACAATATTGTAACAACACGATTATTATCGTCTATTACAGAAATTGACGGGGTAACAGACCGTGGGCAAATTGGAAGATTTGTACAATTTATGCCTGCGAGAGATAGTTTAGCTTTACGCTCATTCATTGACAAAAATGAACCTGGGGTAGATATGTTGGTTGAATTTTCGTGTCTAAGTTGTGACCACGTAGCTGATATTTCCATGCCAATGGGACCGGAGTTTTTCTGGCCAGACACTTCAAAATAATTATTTTGGTAACAAATGGTAGAAGAAGAAATTTTACAATCGGAAAATGGAAACGACCTACCGGCTGATTTCGTTCCACTTCCATCTAGGGGTAAAATTTACAACAAAGATAGTTTTTTTTATCGTAAAAAAACTGTTGAATATAAAGCAATGACCCCGAGACAGGAGGACATTCTTTTAAATTCGGCATACAGAAAAAAGGAAATTGCTGTAGAGAAAATGGTATCTTCTTGTTTGATGACGCAGGGGATAGACATCTCCAACATGCTTATTGGAGATAAGGACGCTCTAATGGTTTCAATACGTATTTCCGGGTACGGAAGATTATTTGAGCCAGTTTTGACATGTCCAAAATGTGAAGTACAAAGTACCCTGCATTTTGATTTGGCCACTATTCCAATTAAATTTCTTGAGATTGTTCCTGAGATTAAAGGGGAGAACTTGTTCAAATTTATGCTTCCAATTTCAAAACGAGAAGTTTTATTTAAATTTTTAACTGTTGAAGAAGAAAGACAATTCAACCAGGAGATGAGCAAATCAGATATCAGGGAATATTCAACAGTAACTTCAGCATTGTCTAACTCAATTTTATCCATTGACGGGGTAACAGACCGTAGGCAAATTAGTAGGTTTGTTAGCGGTATGCGTGCTGGGGATAGTAGCGCCCTACGAAAATATATTGAAGTTCACAAACCTGGATTGGACATGCGTACCGATTTTTCGTGTTCAGTGTGTCCACATACAGAAATTATAAGCATACCAACAAATCATAAATTCTTTTCTATCGATCCTGAGCACAGAGAAATGGTATTCCTAGAACCATTTTTTTTGTTGGGGTATTATTTTGGGATGGATTATAAAACCTACTACAATATGCCATTAAGCTATAGAAAATGGCTAATTGAAAGAATAGGTAAGGAAATCAAGAAAGCGTCAGAGGCCAATGCCGAGGGCGCATCAAACATCCCGAGTAAAGGTGCCCATCATAACGTGCCAGATGCTAGAGCCCTTGCCGGAAAGGCAAGGTCTCATGTACCAGCTAAGTTAAGAAGATTTTGATATGAACACCATCAAAGAGTTTAGAGCAATAATAAATGAATATAAAACTAGAAGGCTTACACTTATCCTTCCACAAGCTCAACAGGTTTTCCCTTCGTTGATTGCAAGTGAGATCGTGTCGGTTCAACCAATGAGCCTGCCAACTGGTATATTATTTTATCTTGACTATCAATATTCTAGCTCTATCAAAAAGAAAAGCTAACAGCATGCATAAAAAAGAGAATTATAACAATTGTCTATCCGTAAATGATATTTTAGAGTTGATTAGCATCTATAAATATAGCAATCTTGCTATAGATATAGGCACAAGTTTTTCGCACATGTCTAAAGTATCAGACTTGGCTATAATCTCAAGAGCGCCTTGGGTTTTTAAACAATAAACTACAATATACCAAGAACATCAAATCCCATGTATGCACAGTCTGTGCCTCTTACTTTTCCTTTTATAGCAACTTCTCGGAATTTTTTCATGGGCCATTTTATTACCGACAAAAACTCATTGTCATCTAAATCTAATCCGGTTATTTTCTCACAATTTTTTGCAACAAAAAGGTATCTGTTACCAGTTGAATATGGGCTATAATTCATTTTCCCAAGGAAAATTATTTCTCCGCTGTAGCCAGTCTCTTCTTTCAATTCCCGTAATGCTGCCTCTTTTGGGTCCTCACCCTTTTCCAAACCCCCGCCTGGAAGCTCTAAGTTAACTGCCTCAACACCAGGTCTGAACTGGCTTACTGTTATAACTTTATTATCCGTAGTAACAGGTAATATTTGCACACTATCGTTGGCATCATCAATAAAAAAGTTCTCAATAATTCCGTTCGGGAGCCGGTAAGTCTTTAAGATAAGCTTTTTATTATATCCAGACATTTTATCTAGAAGTTTTATACTTTTTTCACCGAGTTTTTGATATTTTTTTTCCATGGCAATAGGTAAATAGAACCCTGTAATGAGTTTTAAACTTTTACCAATTTGTGTTAGGCTGTTTATAACTGGAGAAATGTATGAAAGACGAAAATTCAAAATACCAAAAACTCGGGGTTCAGATTGGAAAATTAGTGGACCGAAAGAATAAGGCGTATGGCAATTCATTTAGTGAAGCAGGCGAATTTCTTAAAATGTTATACCCTAAAGGTGTTGCACCAGACAAATACCAAGATATGCTCTGTATAGTTAGAATTTTTGATAAGCTAAAACGCATTGCTACAGATAAAGATGCACTAGGGGAAAGCCCTTTTGCAGACATTACAGGATATGGCCTTCTTGGATTAGAAATGGATTTAAAGAGGGAAAAAAAGAAAAAGGGCAAAGGTAACAATAATGACTAAAAAGTGGAACATAAATCCGTTTGATGGATATAATAGTAAATATAAATGGTTGGAAAACAGAACTATTTTTGCTACTGTACATGGAAGTCAGGCTTACCATACCTCCACGCCCGAAAGTGATATTGATGTTAAGGGTTTGGCTATACCGCCAAAGGAATATTTTTTGGGGTTTGCGAATAACTTTGAGCAATCTGAGGGAAACTACCCTTATGATATAGTAATTTTTGGGCTGCGTAAATTTTTGAAACTAGCGTCAGCGTGTAACCCAAATATTATTGAAATTCTTTTCACTGACCCAGAAGACTGGATTATTGAAACTCCTATATTTCATAAGCTTTACGAACATAGAAATTTATTTCTTAGCCAACAGGCTAATAACACGTTTAGTGGATATGCACATCAACAACTTAAAAGAATTAAAGGGCACAGAAAATGGTTGTTAGAGCCTCCAACCCATAAGCCAGAACGTACCGAATTTGGTCTTCCGGAAAGAGAAAAATTAAGCTCTTCTGAGCTTGGTGCTACTAAAAATCTATTAGAAGATGGCATTAAATTAGATATTGGTATTATGAAGTTGTTTACTTTAGAGCAGAAGTTTCAACGTGCTATGCAAGAGTGGAAGCAATATGAGAATTGGAAACGTACTAGAAATAAAAAACGTGCAAAATTGGAAGCTGCTCATGGACTGGACACGAAACATGCAATGCACTTAGTTCGCTTGTTAAGGATGGGAAAAGAAATAATTAGTACCGGGGAAGTTCACGTTCGCCGGCCCGATGCAGACGAACTCTTGGAAATAAGAAACGGTGCGTGGAGCTATGACAAGATTATTGAGTGGGCAGATAAACAAAAGCAAGAAATTAATGAGTGCCTAAAAACAACAAAGCTGCCTAAAACAACAGATAAGGACAAAATTGATAAATTATGCCGAGAATTAGTAGAAGAGGCGCTATTCTCAGATATTTTAAAATAAATAATTTTATCATATACTTTACAGGGTTGTTTATTTAATTGTATTAGTATCGACCAAGCGGGAGCACATGCTCCGTTTTTAATTTGAAAATCATATTTATCATATGAGGTAGTCATGATTGGTATAATAATTTTAGTTTTAGTTTGTTTATTGTTTCTTGGAATTGGGGCATGGATTGTTGCAAGTATTATAAAAGGTCCAAAATTTCCTGATGGATATAGATTTGAAACAACGTTTTCTGGAAAAACTGCGACTTTAATTGTTGACAAAAGTTTTCCATCCCTCAAAAATAGAAATAGCAACAAAGTAAAAGCTTGGGTTGTTTCCGGGAAACGCATTGATGCAAAAGACATGGTTGATAAGTGTGCTATGGCTATGTTAGCAACAGAAACAGCATTTCAAAAAATAGGAATTGACAAAGCAAATAGAAATCATGTTATATTTCTATTTAAAACAGATAAAAATTTTGACAATGGACCTTCATGGACAACCACTGCTGCCGCATATTCTACAGAGATTTCTGGGTTTTTTGGAACAAAAAAACTAGATGTAGCAGTAATCCGTACAAGATATTTGACAAATATGGCAGACAAGGGTCAGCCTGCAATACATGAACTTACACATATGCTAAACAAAGCAGCCACAGGAGATTATAGCTACGACCATACAGACCCGGACTTGTGGCTCGGACCAGGAGGCCGCACATCTGTGGAGGGTGAGGCGATGCTGCAATGGGTAGATTTAGTTGAAGCATTTAACGATGAATAACTAGTTTACTTTCCTACATTTTTGTGTTAGAATTCTAGTATGGAAAAATATGTTATATTTTGTGACCTCGACGGAACACTTTGTGATTATATGGGAGGTGTACTTACTACAATGAATGAGTTCACCAAAAAGGTTGCTACCAACAGCAATTATTATAAAACCAAATATACAAAATTATATGCATCAGCTAAAAAGGCTATAAAACAACAGGGAGGTGACCTTGTTTTAGGTGAGCTTGGACCCGACTTCATTTATGAAGACGTCTGTAAGGGCACTGAGAAGAAGCACGTGCGTAATTTGATGTACAGTTTAGTGGCGAACAACCGACAGTGGTGGGCGACACTTAAATGGCTTGATGACGGACCAGAGTTGTGGAGCTATATTAAGAAATACAATCCAATTGCTTGTACGGGACCAATGGGACCAAATTCAAAGTTAGGAAAAATGGATTGGTGTAAGCGAGAATTGAACATAGGAAAAGACAGGATTGTTATTACACACACAAAACACGAAGAAATTCGAAAAGTGTACGAGAAAGGAAACATTCCTTTACTAATTGATGATATGCCAAAGTATGTAGTTCCATGGCAAAATGCTGGCGGAATTGCTATTCATCACAAGGATGCTGCGTCGACCATCGAGGAACTTAAAAAGCTTGGGCTATAATCTGTTTCTATTTCGATTTTCTGAAACCTCCTAACAGGAGGTTTTTTAAATTATATCGGGAAATTTTTTCCGGTGATTTGCCTATAACGAGCCTTAGATAGATTTCTAAGTCGAAGCTTATCAATAACTTGGTCAATAGTTGCACCGGGTCTACTTATTTCTTGTTGAAAAGCTTTCGAGCCAACAACCGCATCCATGATAGCTTTAATTTGTTGTGGTGTCCCTCTTATTTTTAGCGGTAGTTTTACTTTTTGTTGTAGACCTTTTCCGGTAATATATGCTGCGGCCCCGGCAAAAAAAATCTTACCAGCCCAAGAGAGTTTTATTTCATTTAATTCTTCTCCAGCAACTGTAATTGGGGCTTCATGAATTATTGTAGTATTTTGATCAGATATTTTTTGTGTTTCTTTTGACATTTTATTGGCTTTATAGAGTATAAATAGGTATATTAAATATTGTTTCTACAATATATAACAGTTGTTACAAATTTATTAGTTGAAAATACCTTACCTTAGTAATTATTCTAGTATTCAATGGCTTCAAAAGAACAAAATGCGCTGATAGCAGAACAGACTGTACGGTTAAAAGCACAATTGAATGTAATGCGTGACCTAGCCAACGCAGCGCAGCAGATAGATTTTGGTGGAATGGCAAATGGATTTGTACAACTTAATTCTGCTATAAAATCTTCTGGTGAACAGTTAAATAATTTTAAAACCGGGCAACAGACATTGGCTGACATGAACAAAGCCGCACAAAAAGGCTCTGATGATGTAGACAAAATGGGCCAAAGTATTGAGCGTTTTGGAAAAAAAGCACTCAAAGCCTCCGTTGTTGTCGCCGCCTTCGAAGGTGCGGCAGGAGGGTTTAACCTGGCTGCAAATGCAGTTAAAATGTTAACAAGTGTTGCAGGCGGGCTTGTTAGCACTTTTTTCAACTTAGCATCTTCAATTATAGCTCTCCCATTCAAAATCCTATATGGGTTAATGAATAATGTGGGTCAGGGTGGTACTGCACTTAGGGAAGAATTCGAGAAGGTTAGGGGAACTTTTGGTGATCTAACAAAGAACGAGGGCAGAGATGTAATACAATCCTGGAGAAGAATTGACCACTTTGGAGGCCAGCTTGCAGAAACCGGGCTCTCCATCTGGCGCACAATGGGTAACATGGCAGAGAGTATGGCAGCAGTCCGTGAAATAGCAGAAAAAATGGGTCCGCTGTTCCACAACTTCAGTAAAGAGCTCAATCACAACGGAGAAAGAATATTCGCATATCAGAAAGGCTTGCACTTAACTGATGAGGGATTGCGTGCTGTTACCGAACAGGCTGCTAGAACTGGTGTATCTTTGGAAGCATTTTCTGATTTTGATAAAGCTGCCGAAAATGTGTCACAACTATCACAAGCATTTGGTATTCAGCTTGACACCTTGCAAATGGTAAAAGAGCAAGACCCCGCTGCAAATATGGATAGAATGAGAAAAGCTTTCCTTGCTACAGGAAGGTCTATTGAAACAATGACACGGCAAGAACGTGCATTATTGGCACAAACTACTGGATTAGACCAGAAAACTCTATCGTTAGCATTCTCGCAAAAAAATGCTGGTGTATCATACGCAGAAATTCAAAAACAAGGCGCTAATGCGGAAACTCAACAATTATCACAAGTAGAGGCGATGGAAAGGCTGTCCAATTCTATCCAGAGGCTTGTGAAGCAGGGACCACAACTTAAAGGCGGATTTTTTGATATTTTCATACAAGGCTTCTTCCGTGGTGTTAAATGGACCAGAGAATTCTGGGGACTAATGCGTAAGCTTCGGTATGCCATGAGGATGACGTATCGTGCTGGAAGACGTGTTGGACAAATGTTTGTTAAATATTTTCCAGGCGTTAAAGATATGCTTAGAGGTATGGGCGATCTTTTTGACCGACGAAGGTGGAGAAGAATGTTACGTGGCGTGGTGCGTTCTTTTAAGGAATTTTTCAAAGATTTAACTACAAATCCAAGTATTGCATTATCTAGCTTATTCAAAAAGTTGAAAACTACATTCTTCGATTGGTTTGATGCGACGACCCCATCTGGCCGAAAAGTCTTAGAAGGATTTAAGACATTTTTGAAGACAATAGGAATTGTTTTTGGTCAGTTAGTTAGAGTTGGCGTAAAAGGACTTTCGGATGCAATTAGGGGAATTGTAGATTTTATAAAAGACCCGTCAGCTTTTATATCTGGAGTAAACTCAGCCTCTAGTGGATTTTTATCATTTTTAGTTGGTATTTTAGAGCCTGCATGGAAAGCATTAAAAGACACATGGCCTGCACTTAAAGATGCTTTACTGGATTTATTGTCAATAGCCTGGGAAAAAATTAAACCTGGCATTGTTGCCATGGTCCCAGTAATAGTTAAATTATTTGCCGGAAGCATGCTCCTAGGAGCCTTATCCCGCTCTATTCAAATGCTATTAGTTACTGCATTTACTAAAGCAACAGTAAGTGTGTTTTCAGGCTCGGCCCTAAAAACTGTAGGAGGCATGTTTGCAAAAGGGGTGGCAGCAATGACCAGTTCTGGAAATAGTCTGGCCGCCGCTGCACCTTCAGGTGGAGGAGCCGTGGCAACCGCTGAATTAGCAGCACAAACTAAGGCAGCAGGCGCAACAAGTCAGGCTGCAAAAAGCTTCTCGGTAAGAGACGCAGGAAAGCTTGGACTTAAACTTTTAGCAATGGCCGCCGCCCTTGCCCTGGGAGGGTTGGCAATAACTTTTGCAGTTATAGAAATTAAGAGCAAATTAGACGAGGGCGGCCTAACAAGTCCTGTTGACGTTATAGCTCCATTGTTAATTATTGCATCAACAGTTGGAACGATGGTCGCCGTCGCCGCAGCAGCTAAATTATTTAATTCAGTTGGCGGAACACGAGAACTAGGAAAGGCGGCTATCGGATTTGTTGTGTCGGGCGTAGCAATTATAGCGATTGCTGGTGTGGCAGCAGGAGTTTCGGCAATGCTCAGCGGTATATCCCTGCGTGGCGCAGGAAAAATGGCCATTGTTATGTCAACAATAACAGCAATGTTTTTTGCAGCAATTCCTATTTTGGCTGTTGCAACGGTAATTGGGGCGCTAGTTATGTCAGGGCCATTTGGCGCAGCGGCCGGCGCCTCGGCACTTGTAGGAATAGCGGCAATTTCTTTAATTATTAGTGTTATGGCAGCAGAGGCACTTAAGCTTACAAAGGTCATTAAGAATGTGCCAGCCGGCTCTGGGTTTGAACAAAAAGCTAATACGTTCGTAAAACTTGTGCAAATAATAGGAACGTTTACTAGTCTTATTTCTGATGTTTTAAAAGCTACTGCACCCACATTTTCAGATATAATTTCTTCTGTATGGGGGCATGATCCAAGGAAGGAAGCAAATAGGACAATAGGTAAGCTAACAGAAATGATAAATGCTATTGGAGATCAGGTTCAGGGCGTAGCCAGATCAATTTTAGAAACTCTCAGAAACATAAACATTGAAGATTTAGCGAAAGGAGCCCAATTTGCAGATATTTTACAGGCTATTGCATCATTAGCTAAAGCTCTAACGCCGCCAGATAATTTCTATAATAGTGACCTAGCGGATAGCGGAGCATTGACCCTAATATTAAGCGTTACTTTATATATTAAAAAAATATCTGAGCACCTAGGAGATATAATTCCTACTGTCAAAGAAGCCCTTATTCAATTGTCACAAGTGCCAGATATTGGAGAAAGTAAAATAAAAGTAATTTCTGCTTTTTTGACTGGAGTTGGTGGACTGATACAAGCATTTTCTCCATCTGGTGGTGCGATGAATGTGGTATTTCAGTCAATAAGAGCGGGTAGAAATGGGCAAAAGGCCAAGGGAGGCGGGACGCCTACAGAGGCGCTATTGGCTGGTATTGGTACTGTTTTTCATGGTATTACAGAACAAATTAACGTTCTGCTCCCCAAAATTAAAACTTTCATAAAGAATGTAGTCAATATCGCAAAATCAATTCCAGCAGACAAAATAAAACAAGTAGAATTAGTAGGCGGAATATTGGCTTCTGTTCTTACCGCCGTCGGCGGATTTGTGTCTATGCTGTCCCCGGAAAATCTTAAGGGATTTGCTAGTGAGGGGCCTAGAATGGTTGGAGCCTTGTCCCAAATGGTTCAAGATATGGTAGGCTCCAGTCTTGATGCCCTTGCAGTAAAAATGCCTGAATTAATTAACAAATTGTTTGATGTTACAAAAGGAATTGACGCACGAAAAATTAAACGGGTGTCACAAATTATACCAGTTATGTCTAGTTTGTTTGATTTGATCGGAAGTTTAACTGCTGCTGTAAATGAGTTAGGAAAAGGTGGAACTGATATTGCATCCGGACAAGCTCAATTTGATTCCAGGCTTGGCGGGATCCAAACTATACTGACTAAATTATTTTCTACAGATGATGGTGCGTCAATACTCACTTCATTGAAAAAATTTGGGGATGTAAGAATTCCTCGACAAGCGTCAACAAATGCCACACGGCTTAAGGGAGTATTGGAAGCGGTTTCAGCATTGGGGGTATTGTTAACATCGGGTATCATCTCCCAACTATCGGGAGGCGGAGATAAAATGAAGGGTGTACATACATTCTTTGCACATCTGTTTATGAGAAATTGGAACGCCGGCGCAGGTGCAGGAATACACTGGTTAAACGCAATAGACGAGCTTGGGAAAAAATCAATTGCTCCCCGAGCCGCTCCAAATGCAACCAAATTAAAAGAAATTATAGAAGCCACTGGGGATATAGCCTCAGTAATAACAAGTTCAAATATTAAAGATATTGATGATACCGTAATTTCTACTTTTAATATGGGAGTAAGCAGGCTATTTGATACATCTAGTGCAAGTAATCATTGGACAAAATCAATTAAGTCTTTAGGAGGATATAGAGTACCAAGAAATGCGTCATCCAATGCAACAACATTATCTGAGATTGTTGAAAAAATGGGTCCCCTGGCATTTTTTATTAAGGGAACTAGTACCGCAATCACAAGCATCCTTGGCACACACCCCAACCGACTTTTCAACGCACTTCTACCATCTGAAGCAGCCGGTTCATGGGTTGGAGCAATTGTTAATTTAGGGGGGTATAGAATACCAACTTCTGCTGCTGACAATGCAAATAATTTAGCTGCCGCACTCACTGAGATAGTAGGGGTAAAAGATGGGCTTATTTTGGCAACGACAGGGATAAACGAAGCATTAATAACACAGGCCGGCGACGGCATTATTGCGATAGTAAACAATATGGAAAGCATCAGCGCTGCCCTAAACAAAACAACCGGATATAATCTTGCAACAAAGCTTACTAAACTAAATCATGACCTCGGACTTCACTCCACTGGTAATCTAACACTTGCACAAGAGCCTGTAAACCTAAATGTAAACTTTACAATCAATATGGATGCGAAAGAACTCGAAGAAGTGCTTCTTGGTCGTGATGACACAAAATTTGCCACAAAAAATTAAAAAATGATAAACCTATTTGAACAGTGTATGAATGATCCTTGTTATAAGGAGCTTCTTGAAAAATTACCTGATGATGAACGTGTGGTAATTTTAAAAGCGCTACAAGAGATAACTGAACGTTTTGAAAAGAATTTACTTGAACCGATACTAAAACTATCGGGCGAGTAATTACTAATAAGCAATGACTGAACGAGACGACATACCAGAAAAGATAATTCTAGAAAACGGGGACAGGGCTCGTGATGGAGACGACCCAATAATCCATGTTCGAGAAGATGATTTTTCTACTGGGACTAAGGTAAAAATTGGCGAATATTTTCGACAAATGATACCTGATAAAACAAACAGCAGCACCGCTGCTATAAAAGATGGTCCAAATCTTGGGGTGTTTGTAAACAACGACCCAAATAGTGATGCACATCTCCAAAAACAAACGCAAGAAATACAAGCAAGTTTTGAAAAAATTGGAGTTGCTGGATATTTTGAAAAGGACGTTGTTCCTGGTGATGCCGGAGAAATAGATACCGAAACACAAATTCAAGCTTCCAATCTTCTTACTGACCTTGGCGAAAACCCAGAATTACTTTCTGACCAAATTTCTGCTACCATTGCAGAAAATGCACTCCAAGGACCAGATAGTTTATATGCACCTGGTGGTGATGGGCAATTATCTGAAAACGAGGCAGGAACCAAAGAACACGTTTTACAGACCAGGCTTGGTGCCCACTCCCCAAAAAAGCTTTTCGGAATAGCAGAGAAGGACCCCACAATCTCTATTAAAAAGTTGCGCAACCTGGGATGCCAAATATTACTAGAGGCGTCTGGGGAGCATTATATACCAGACGACCCAAATGACATTAAGCAGGAACTTACTGCTCGTGCAGCGGCAACGGCTCTTCCGGGAACTGCCCGTTTGGGGTTTCGAGTAGACGCTAATCGTTTTGGCGCAAGTGAAATGATAAATAAAGGAAATATTTTTGACCAAAAACCTGGAGAGAAATTCGGGCTTAAAACTGGGGCAAAAGCATCATATGGTAGTGTGAATAACCAGCTTGTACCGTTCTCGGCTATCTCCACTGGAACTTCAAGTATAATTGTGGGAACCTTATTAGTAAAAACTTTCTCAACAATATTTTTAAATCTAGCAAATATGTTAAGTAAATTTAGCCCAAGGGGCGTAAAAGGCAACCCCCTTGAGCAATCTCTAACAAACCTAGAAACTAGAAGAAACCGTCTTGGCCACAATGTGCCAGTCAAAGAAAACGACCCTGTATTTGGGCTTGTGCTTTTAGGTCTTGATGATAACTTACTTATTCGTACAACGAATGAATATAACTCCGCTGTTCAAGCAGGATTAGAGGCATTTTTTGGTGAAGCTGGTCCGCTCGGGATTGCAGGAGGTCTTGCACCAACAAGGATTGTGGAAGCACCAGGATATTATAATGGTATTCTACGCTTGTTGGTACGTTCTATAGCGGATCCGCTATCTTCCGTACTTAGCCTTGCTCCAAGTTTGCCTGGTGGAGTAGAAACCGCTTTGTCAAACGGACCTGCTGATGTTCAACCAATAACAGGTCCAGCCAGTGACCCAACAACGCTTGGGGAGACTATCAAACTGATTAAAGAATCTAAATTTTTGAAGTTTATGAATGTCATGGCCGCTATGGGAGATTTGGTTTTATTGACAAATGACATCAGTTCGCTAGCTAGCACCATTGATGATATAGATGATGCAAGAATAGAAAGAAAATTAGGTTCTGAGATTTCTATGAATGTTCCAAATGAAAATTCTCTTATTAGGAAAAACAGACTGTCAGACAAAGTAAATAGAAGGTATACAAATACCTTAGCGTGGAACGCCAACACTTTGCCTGCACTCTACATGGTCAACAATAATATTGCCAGGGCAGAAGAAAGTTTCGGAGGTTCACAAAAATACAACACTTTAACTGATCGTAGAAATTTTGTGCAAACAGAAAATAAGAGATTTTCTGCGGAGTTTGTTGCGGAAACAGAAAAACGACTAGATGCATATTATATGCCATTTTATTTTCACGATCTTAGAACAAATGAAATTATTTCATTTCACGCTTTTATTGACAGTATATCTGACTCACATACTGCTGAATATAATGAAAGTGAAGGCTACGGAAGAATTGGAAAAATTTACACATATAAGAATACTAACAGGTCTATAAGTTTAAGCTTTAAGGTGGTATCTACAAATTCAGATGGGTTTAATATCATGTGGTACAAACTCAATAAATTGCTAATGATGCTTTACCCCCAATATACTCTTGGAAGGGCACTAAGCAGTAATGGAAAAAAATTCGTGCAGCCGTTCTCACAACTTCCATCCGCATCTCCGCTAATCAGACTTAGAGTTGGAGATTTAATTAAAAGCAACTTTAGTGAATTTGACTTGGCAAGACTTTTCGGGCTTGGAAGTGATAAATTTGATTTAAATGCTGGCGCATCCCTTACCAACATACAAAGAAACGCTAATATATTAGCTGAGTATAGAAGAATTAAGAACAGGCAATTAGGCATTGACCCAGAGGGCTTCCCGACCTTTTTAGCTGGCGAGCAATTCATTATAAAACAGTCCTTTAGGACTATTGGGGATATTGGAAGCACCAGGATAGCAATTAGTAGGACAGCAGAGGCTCATCCAGGAGAAACTGCGCAGCAGCGGCGGTCTCGTCGTCGTCACAGCGCACAAAACAACAGGTCTGCGGGTCACCGGCACGGACGCCGACGGCGTCAGCCACAAATATTGAATAACGCAAAAGCCACCGTAGTTTCCCCAGTTACTGATGGGGTTTATAATATTAGACTAACATCCGGAGCACCTGGTGAAGACGCAAACACTATATTCCAAATTGATTTTAGGCCGCTGCCAAATGGGGGAACTCATCAAAGCATAAGATTTGATGTTGATGAGCAAAGAATTCACGATGATGCGATATCACGTGCAGGTGCAGATACTCAAACCCCTGAAACGCCAGACGACCAAAGTATTACTACAGTTTCACAGTTTTTCTCCCCTGGCGATACAGATGGTGGAACCGTCAGAAACAGCTCCACGCAAGATGGGGCAAACAATATTCAGAACACTGGACAAGGAAATCCAGTTTTTAAATCTTTTGAAACAACCAAAGGTAAAGGACTGGCAGGTTTTATTAAATCGTTGCAATTTAATTGGGATGGAGCAATTTGGGAAACGGAAGACCAAAATTCTAAAGCCCCGAAGTGGTGCACAATTTCAATGGAATTTGCGCCAGTTCACGACCTAAACCCAGGAATTGATGTAAACGGAAATATGATTTCCCCATTGTATAACATAGGCTCTATTTTAGAGCAAATGAAAGTGAAAAGGTCTGCGGCATCTGCGAATACCGGGGAAGGCTCTACTCCGAATGGCTCAACAATTAATAGCACTGAGGGCACATCATAATGTGTCAGAATGGTAAAGTTTCATGGTAGTTTCTAGATATTCAAGAACAAAAGTTATTAGAGCTGGCAAGCAATTTGGAACCTCATTTGCAGTAGCTGCGATTAGACTGAATATTGACAATGGAAATATTCAGACTGAAGAAATGATATTGGATGAAGGAGTACGTATTGACGTGCTTGCAGGAAGAATATATGGAGATGGACGACTATATTGGGTTTTGGCAGCAGCCTCAAATATTGGCTGGGCAATGCAAGTGCCACCTGGAACAAGAATAGTAATACCAAATTTAGACGACGTTTTACGATTTTCTGGCTAGTTTGTATAAACATGACCTTTAGGTCTTCTTGTTCACATAAAAACATAATCAAATAGTATTTATACCATATGTCACTACGACAAAGAAAATTAGTACGGGCAATAAGAGCCCTTTCAAAATATTATGGAATTCACTCCATACAAGAAACAGCAGAATTGACCGCTCTCAATAATGTTTCTTCCGGGTTGCCAGAAACTGTTTCCACTCTAGGAACAGGCAATGAAAACATAACTACGTCTTCTCCTACCGTTGAAGAGGCAAAATTGATAGAATTATTAATAGATACTGCCGACGGAGCATATTTGACGGTTGATTTTGTAAGAAAGCTTAATGAAGTATTTTCTGGAATATTATCAGCAGACGATAGAAATACCATCGAAGTTAATTTTGGAAGATTGTTGCAACTACATTACGAGAAAGGAAATAACTTTGCATTTAGAAGCGAGGGAGAACTTGATGTAAATGCACAATTCCCAGCAGCCCTTGGCCCACCTGGAGGTAGAGTGGCTTTTGAAGATGTGGGCGTGCGACAAATGTTAGGTCAGGGCGCACCAGGTTCAGACCAAAACTTTATGATAAACCAAAACCCTACAAACCCATCTAAGATGTATCCTGGGTTATCTATCTATACTTCTAATTCCCCTCGTGTTACAATCGAGGCACAAAATACTGCTGCTTCAACCATATTTCTAAACGGAATTCCAAGTGTTGAGTTAATGCGAGCCGTGCCGTATGTAAATGTCGAATTCTTTTTCCCACGACCCCCGATTTCTGCAATTGGAAGACAACTTCAAAATCTTTCACTGAATAAGTTTTTACTTGGTGGGTCAACACCGGGAGAAAATTCTGTAACAGAGATTATGGCAAATGCGGACACTACATCTGGAAGAGATATTTCTTCACGTGCGGGGACCGAAGACAGCCCAATCCCAGACATATATTCCGTAGCAGGAATGGAGTTATTTACAAGCCCACAAACTTTAGTAAATACAGAAGAGCTTTCTGAGGCTACAAGGTCAAACCCAGTGCTTGATAAATTTAGGCCACTGATGACATTACAAGATTTGAACATTAATATAGAGCCTTCTCGTGGGTTTTTGAGTTATAAAAGAGGTAATATCTCTTTTGTCCTACATGATAGGTCAAGGCTGGCCGAAGCCGCTGAATTTATTAGAGCCGACCTGTACGGAACAAATGAAATAACAATTGAATATGGCTGGTCGCACCCCGATGGAAATTTGCACAATTCGAATAATCCTTACGGAGATTTAATTGATGGTTTGCGAATTAAAGAAAAATACATGGTTACAAACTCATCATTTACATTTGACCCCTCTGGGCAAGTAAACATAAAATTAAATATTTCCATGCGAGGGTCAACCGAGTTTAATACAGAACTAATGTCTTCAGAACGTGGAGGATTTTCTCAATCGTTGCGTGATATTAGAGAAATTCAAGCAGATATTGCAAGATTGCGACAAGAGGCTTTTCCAAATTCATCAGTAACAACATCAACAGAAATACGTGGTCACCAAATACTAAATGCCGCACAAGATGCCACCGGAAACATTATTCTAACCGCAGAATTAAGAACTGCCCTAACAAAATTTAGAAATAAATATCATAATAGCCATAACCCAAGTGCAGTGGCACTTAGTAACAGATTAGATGACCTGTTCGGAACCGAGGCGAGCAACACCCGTGCTAGACGGACTGGACAAACAACGCAACATGGCAGCGGTGCCCCGACCGCATTTGCAAACATTCGTAGCACAATACAGCAAAGCATTCAAAATAAAATTACACAAATGCAAGATGCTCCCGATCCGTTTTTGCTTAATGTTGGCAGTCTGCCAAATGGCGGCGTCAGAAGTATAAATACCGCCCGCAAGGGCGGAGACGAACGTACTGCACAACAGGCATTCAACCATCATGGATTTACTTCCGGGGTAACCAACGTCACCCCAACTTCTTTAGCAAAACTATTGTTGCTTTTTGTAGGCCAGCCCCTCGCAAATACAAACAACTATGATGAAGTTCAAATGTTTTTTTATCCTTTTAATGAATATGCTGGGAAGGCATCAAACCATAATATTGCAAACTTTATTGTAGACACAAAATATTTTGCTGATGAACTTGCGAGGTACAGGTTAGAGCACGTATCCAGGAGTTCTGTAATGTCTCTAAATCAGTTTATGAGTTTTATTGGTGATATTTTGTTGGATGATCCTGCTGCTCCGTCGTATGGACTGTGGACTTCAGATAACGACCCGTTGTTTAGACGAAAAATGACAGACCCCGAAGGAAGAGTTCCTGGACCAACTGTCCCACGAGATGACCCTGCTGAATTCCAACAAAAAATGCATGATATTTTGCACGATTTTACTCCTGACGGGTCATTCCGTCCTCCACAGCTTGGAATTCATATTGAAACCCTCCCTGTTAAAACCGGAGTAGAGGAAGGGGACGACGACCTTCAAACAACCAATAAATCTATTTTGAGATTGCACATTTATGATAAAGCATCAACGGCATATGAACCGATTGGAAGAATGTTATTGGCTGCACAAAGAGACCAAGTCAGAGCCATTGGTGGGCTTTCTAGTGTCCCTGCGCAAAATTTAGGAAATGCCTCTGTTACAAGAGCAAGAAGAGAGATAGCTGCTTCCACTATTTCCTCAGCATTAAGCAATCGTTTAATAGAAAGAATATCTGATCCTGACAGTGAACCCGGAGGAGAGCTTACACAAGGAAGTTCTGCAATGTATAGAATTCGAGGAGGCCCTAAAAAACTAAAAGAATTTATTATGTTAAATGCGCCTTATGTTATATTCGGGGCCGGAGGTACCACTGTCAAAAGTGCACAAATGAATTCGATGCAAAACTCTGGATTGGCCACTGTCAATCTTTTAAGAAGTTTTCAACGGGAAGAAGGCGTAACTCCTAGTGGTGAAAATGTAGGAGGTCTTCCGATGAATATAATTCCAACACAAATGAATATGGAATGTGTTGGCAATCCACTATTGAATTATATGCAAAGTTATTTCTTGGATTTTCAAACAGGTACAACGGCTGATAATATGTATGCAATAACCGGGGTAGGACATAAATTCACACAGGGCGATTTTACAACCAGTGTTAAATTTACCCCGATAGATGCATGGGGAAGTTATCGTTCTTTGATTAGTACGATTGGAAGCTCGTTGGCAATAGTAAATGAAACTACTGCCAATCCTGGCGATGAAGAAAACGGATAAAACGTTTCAGCAATTTAAAAACTAGTATAAATATATTTCTTTTTGTCTTATGATATTGTCAGATGGATTTTTTCAAAGACTTGCCGGAATATGATAAAAGCGTTCTGCTGGCATTTAATAATGAAACGCACAGAGGACCAGGAATGGTTGCAAAGAACCTTCAAGAGGGCCTCAGACGTATTGGCGTGTATGTTTTAAAGCCAGAGGAAGGGGATGCAAAATATAAAGGGTATCTTCAGCCTTCGCATCCAGGATTTTTAAATAGTTGGGTGAAAAATAACCAAAAAGTATTAATGGGACCTAATTTATTTGTGTTGCCAACAGACAGTCCTGAACTTTGTAAAGGATTTACAGATTTTGTTGTTCCAGGACAATGGGTAAAAGATAAATATAAGAAATTTGATCTCCTAAAAGAAAAAAATATACATGTTTGGCCAGTTGGGATAGATACAGATGAGTGGTCGCCAGTCGATAAAAATGACGAACAAAAATTTGATTGTCTAATTTATCATAAAAACAGGGGCCAAAGAGATTTAGCAGTAACCGAGGCCATTTGCAGGAAATACAATCTTTCGTTCAAAACCCTAAAATACGGAGAATACGACGAGAATGATTTAAAAATTACTGCGCCTAAATCAAAATTTGCTATTCTGGTAAACGGAACCGAAAGCCAGGGAATAGCTTATATGCAGATTTTATCTACAAATACTCCATGTTATGTATTCAATAAAACAAGCTGGACCGCAGAAGATAAATCAATTACTGTTCCTGCAACTTCAATACCTTATTGGGATGAGAGATGTGGTAGTGCAAGCAATGATGTAGACCTAAAACATTTTGAAGAGTTTTTAGAAAAGCTAAATACTTTTTCTCCACGAGAATATATTTTAGAAAACCACACATTAGAAAAATCAGCAAAAAAATACTATAATCTTCTAAGAATAATGAATAGTGAAAGCGAAGTAAGTTTTGAGTAATGTACTTATTACAGGAGCTGCCGGACTTTTTGGCGCTAATTTTTCACGTCATCTACTATCTTTAGCCTATAATGTGGTTGGATTAGATGTTTTGTCCGGCGGATGTATAGATCATTTGCCAAAACATAAAAATTTTCTTTTCATTCAGACAAATTTGTTGAATGAAAATGAGCTTATAGAAATTATTCAAAACAACAATATTGAATTTGTATATCATTTTGCAGCCTTTGCTGCCGCAGGATATAGCCCTTTTGTTAGAAAGCACAATTATTTAAACAACATAATGGCTCCTGCCACTCTAATAAATGCATGCGTGACAACAAATATCAAAAAAATAATTTTTACCAGCAGCATGGAAGTATACGGAAATCAAAAACCTCCATTCACAGAACAAAATTCAATAAGTGCAATACCTGAAACACCATATGGAATTGCGAAACGTGCTATTGAACTTGATTTAAAATCAGCTAAAGAATTTCACGGTCTTGATTACTCTATAATAAGACCTCATAACGTACACGGAAAATGGCAAAATATCTGGGACCGTTACAGGAATGTAATTGGAATTTTTATTGTAAAGTCTTTGGGTGACAAAAATCTAACCGTATATGGAGATGGCGAACAAACAAGAGCGTTTTCAGACATAAAACACTATATGAAGCCATTAGAATTGTTACTCACAAAAGGGTCTACTGAAACATACAATATAGGCGCAGACAAACCTACAAAAATTATTGACTTGGCAAAAATTGTACAAACAGAAGCACGCAAACATGGTCACAACATTTCAATAGAACACCTAGAACCAAGAAAAGAAGTGAAATTTGCTTTTTGCAATCATGACAAAGCAAAAAAAGACTTAGATTTTGTTGACAAGACAGTTTTGGAAGATTTAGTTAGTGAAATGTATTTTTGGGCTGTAAAACAACCAAAAAGAAATACTAAAAATTTAACTTCAGAAATAAATAAGGGTCTTTATTCATATTGGAAATAAAATGAAAGAAAAAAATACATTTTTATTGGAACTTAGATGTGCATTCTGTCCACCAGGTCTGACACATAAACAACAAACAAATAGATATAATACTTTTTTTTCTGGTATTAAAAAATTTTTGTCACTTCATAAGAAGATGTTAGAATTATATAATGTTGACGTGTATTTGCTTGACAATACAATTAGTTCGATTGAATGTTTACCAAATAACATTTACGAATTACTTAAAAATAATAATATTAAAACAGTTTTTACAAATAAAAACGATTTAGGGTATACTAATAAGGGTGTTGGAGAAATTGAAGGTTTAATCTACATGTCCAATGAAATTAAAAAATATGATTGGTTTATACATTTTGAACCAAGACAGCAAATTTTATCAACAAATTTTTTGAAATCTTTTTTTTCAAACCCTCGTATATTGTTTACATATAACAATTCATTGATTGCTCCAAGGCATTTTAACACTGGTTTATATGTCACTAAATCAAAATATGTAATTGCATTTATAA